GCCGGACACTGATCCGGCTGCCGTTCGGGCAGTTCATCCGCAACGCCCAGGCCCTGACCCGCGGCCAGCGCCTGCCGGAACGCGCCAGCCAGCAGGATCTGAGCCTGCAGCTACCGGCGATCGTGGGCACCAGCCAGCAGGATCTGGCGCTGCAGTTGCCAGCGATCTCAGCCGGCGGCGAGGCGGCACCACGGCGCATCACCGACCCGCGGGAGATCGTGACAGCGGTTGAACAGCTGGCCCTGTTCGACAGCGGGAAAACTGCAGCAGCAGACGAAAGGCCAGGCGGTGCGGCTGACGATCAACCATCCCAGCGACCGCGGCAACTTGCCGAGCTTCCAGCATCCCCGGCTGAAGGAGGTGCTCAAGGAATTGGATCTGGTCGGCGATTGCTGGGACCTGCTGCGGAACAGCAAGGCGACCTATCTCAAGAAGGAGGACGGTGAGAGCAAGACCGCGCACGCGGGCCGGCTGGAGCGCAGCAGCTACCCCAGCTTCTACCGCGATGCCGTAGCCGCTTTCGCCGGGGTCCTGAGCCGGTATGAGTTGCGCGAGGCCCCGAAGCGGCTGGTAGCGGAGGGCGCCGCCAACATCGACGGCCGGGGTAACTCGCTGCGGGCCTGGGGCCTGCATGTTGACGCCCTGGCACTGCGCGACAACGGCTGTCTGGTGATGGCCGACCTGCCGAAGGGCCGGCCCGAGAGCCGGGCGGCGGAGAGAGCCGCGAGGCGCCTACCGCGGTTCAGCTTCGCGGAGCGGCGCAACGTCCTCAACTGGCGCATCGATCCCGATCTGCTGATCCCCAGCCAGGTCACGGTGCTGGAATGGGTCGAAGAAGAGGACGGCGACTACGGGGTGAAGCTGGAGCCCCGGTATCGCGTGATGAAAGGCGGGGAGTGGCGGCTGCTGAAGGTCGAGGGGCTTGATCCCGTGGGCAAGGGCCGGGCGAGCGTGGGCGACGGCAGCGTGATCGAGGTGGACAGCGGCACCTTCACCGGTGCTGGCGGCGCCCTGCTGACCCATCCGCCCTGCCGGTGGTACTCCCCCAGTCGCGACCCGTTCGGCGAGGGGGCGCCCACCCTGCTGGCCCTGGCCAACCTGACCCTGGACTGGTTCCGCGAATACTCCGACCTGACGGAGCTGTTGCACCGCTGCGCCCTGCCGGTGGCCTGGATCCGTGATGCGGCGCGACTGCCGGGCACGCCCCTGACCCTGGGCCCCAACAGCGTGGTGGAGTTGCGCGGGGAGGGGAGCGAGATCGGTTTCGCTGAGCTGGGCGGCAGCAGCCTGGACAAGCACATCCAACACCTGGCCAACATCGAGAAGCTGATCGATCGGTCCACCCTGTCGTTCCTGTTCTCCGGCGGCGGCGATCGGACCGCGACGCAGGCGGAACTGGAGAGCGCCCAGGTGCAGGCCACGATCACCGGCATGGCTGAGGCGAAGAACAGCTGCTGGCAGAGCCTGTTCGAGCTGTGGGGTCAGCTCAGCGGCGACCTGCCGGGCAAGGACGCGGGCCTCGATCTGCTGCCCGGAATCACGGACAAGCCGGTGGATGACGCCCTGCTGAACCTCGCCGGCAGCCTCTACGACAAGGGCTTGCTGCGCCGCGAAACCGTGACCCACCTGGCCGGCAAGCGCGGCATGCTCCGGCCCGGGGTGGATGCCAAGCGAGAGGCGCAGGAGCTGGACGAGCAGGATGCCGAGGCCGAGGCCCGCCTGAACCCACCGACACCGGGCCCGGCGGAACTGGGGAACGAGGGCATGGAGGATGAGGAATCGCCAGAGGACGAGGCGGAGGACCTGGCGGAGGACGAGCAGGAGCTGAGCTGACATGGCCACCATCGGCGACCGCCAGATCCGCCTGGCAGACGACTACGCCGCGGCCCTCGACGCCCTGGCCACCCGGGCCACGGAGAACACCACCGCGGCACTTGCCAAAGCCCTGGCCACCACCCTTCGGGAGCTGCGCCGGTACTACCGCCAGGCGATCGATCCGGAGCTTGAGGCCCAGCTATCTGCCGATGGCGTGCTGCGCCGGCCGGGGTCCTACTCGATCGCCGACCGGTCAGCGAAGTTCCAAAAGCTGATCCGCCTGGCCCAGGGCTTCATGCCCCCGAAGGCGCTGGCGGCCCTGCAGGAGCAGTTCCTGCTGGACTTTGAGCAGGCGGTGACGCTGGGCGGCGAACTGGGGCAGGAGCTGGCCCGGACCGCGAATCCCGAGGCTGAGGCGCGGGGCCTGTTTGTGGGCGCCTCCAGGGCAGCGGTGCAGGCTGCGGCAGCCACGGCCAGCGCCTACATCCGGGGCGAGGTGGAGAGCTTCCGGGACAGCATCGCCCGGATCGTGACCGATGGCGTGGGCCGTGGCGTGAGCGGTCGGGCGATCGAGAAGGACATCCGAAAGGCGCTGCTGGGGGCCAAGGATCCCCTGGGCCTGAACAACCGGATGGGCCTGAAGCAGCGGGCGGAGCTGATCGCGAGGTCGGAGCTGGCCAATGCCTATGTCGGGGCCCAGAAGGCCGCGGCGGCCCGCAACGGCTACGCCTACGGCCGATGGATCGCCACCAAGGATGAGCGCACCTGCCGGGTCTGCGCGAGCCGTCACGGGCGGATCTACAGGCTCGATCAAATGGTCGGCTCACTCCACCCGCGGTGCCGGTGCGTCCTGTCCCCGGTTGCCACCGAAGCGGTCGAGGAGCCTGATCCCGAGCTGCGGGCCAGGCTGCTGCGCACTGAGTTCTGGGACAATGCGCGGGAGGAGGTGACGGCCGCGTTCGCCGAGGGCCAGGGCTGGCCCCTGGAGCGGGCTGGGAAGGTGCTGGAAGCGGCGGTGCTGAAGCCCTCCCCCAGCGAGCGGCGGCAGTATCCGGACATCGACCGAGCGCCGTCGCCGGTGGCCTGAGCGGGAAACCTGAAGCAGCGGCAGTGGTTTCGTGGCCAGGGGCGGAAGAGGCGGAAGGTCCTACGTGCGGGACTCTCGCGGCCGGTTTGCCAGCACCCCAGGCGGCGGCAAGAAGGCCCCGTCAGGCCTGCCGAAGCGATCGCCACGAAAGGCCGGCACACCCCCGCCCAAGCGCCGGGGCCTGGTGACGCAACGGGCGGCCGTGAGGCGCGCCAGCGCCAAGCTCAAGGGGTTGGACACCTCCGGCAGCTACTCGGGAGCGCTGCGGCAGCGGGGGCAGAAGGCGGCGGTGACCAGGGCGGGGAATCAGCTGAAAGCGGCGGAGGCCACGGGGCGGCGGCGGATCGCTGGGGGGAAGGTGCAGGGGGTGGTGAGGATGGGGCGCAATCGCGAGACGACAAAAAAAGATAATCAATCGGATTCAAGACCAGTAACCACCGGCAGAACGCGAAGGCAGGCGGGCCGCGCACAACAGGCAAGAAGTCGTCGGCTGCTGCGATCTGTCATTAGGGACATAAGTCCTGGCACAGCAACCACTCCTGTCTTCACCAAAAGGACTGTAGCCGTAGCACAGGGCAGTCTTTTTGGCGGTGTCGATCTGGTAAAACGTACAAGATTCCGCCAATCGGGCGTGGCCGAATACAGCTTTAGCGGTCTCCCCAACGACGTCACTAGAACGACTCGCGGTTTTGCGGCAATGCTGCCATTGCCGAGCAGCCAGTCAGGGAGGAGGGTGGCCGGGGAAACGCGAAGAAGGTCGGAGGACCAGTTTACAAGAGGCCGCAGGATCTACAATCGCGCATCTGGGATAACAGAGCGACGCAATGAAAGGCCCGGAAATTATTCCACGGCTTCGCGTCGAAGCGCGCAATCAATGTCCACACAGGGTCGCGCGCTTCGAGTTATTTGGAATGCAGGTGACAGGGCTTTGCGGGCGGGCGGAGTGATGAATGCCTTGCGAAATATGCCTCGCTACAGCACTATAAGCAACCCAGATCCGTCGCGACCAAAATCAAAACCCAAGCCCCGCCGCCGCAAAGCCCAGCGCTGACCCATCCGGGAAACCTGCACCAGCTCCCGCCGCCCTTCCCATAGCCTGCGGCAATGAGAAAGGCCCCCAAAGGAGGCCTTTCCGTAAAGCGCTAGGTCTCAACTGGGACCGAGCGGTGTTCCCACCGCGGGACTCAAACCAGTTGACGAGCATCGCACTCTGAGTAAAGGGTATCAGACCGGGAAACCTAAAGCCAGATTCCACCCATCCCCGATCCCCCCATGAACTGCGGCAAACCTCACACCAGCAAAGGAATGAAGGGCACCAAGCCCTCGGCGAAAGGCACCAAGAAAGGCAAGTGATCCCGAGCGGGAAACCTGTTCTCAGTAGCGTCCCACCATGAGCGCCCCCCATCGCCCCCCAAGCCTCCGCCTGATCCAGGCGCTGGCTGTTGCCGTCGAGTGGCGCTGCGTCGCGGCCACGCGGCAGGCGCTCCAGGTGCTGGCCCTGCTGGAGCCGGAGGAAGGGGAAGGGATGCTGCGCTGCCTGGTGGATCGGCTGGAGCCCGATTCGCGGTACTGGCTGGCCACCATCGACGGACGGAGGGCCAGGGCGTGAGCGTCAAGCGTGAGCCTGGTGGCTGCTACCGCGACATGCGCACCGGGCAGTTTGCCTGCAAGCCCGGCACCAAACCCGGCGGCAAGCCGGCAGGCAAGCCCGGCGCGAAACCCGCAGGAAGGCCAGGCGCCAAGCCCAAGCCCAAGCCCCGCGGCGGCTGGTTCCCGATGCCAGACCAGCGGAACGACCGCTACAGCGTCGCCAGCCGCCGCACCCGCAAACCTGACGCCGCCTGATCATGGCCCTCGCCCTGCCCCCTCTCAACGCCCTCTGGCGGCCGAACACCGGCAGCACCCTCGATGACCTGGAGCGGATCCGGACCTACATCGGCTGGCCCGGCACCCAGGGCAGCCTGACGGAGTTGATCATGCAGCTCAACACCGTGGCCGATCTGCGGCCCGCGATGGTCACCCAGGTGCAGGCGTGGGTTGATGAGGTGGCCGACCTGGAGGAAACCCAGGCTGATGCGGTCGCGGCCGGCACCGCCCACCTGGGGAACGCCGAGGAATATGAGGGCCCGATCCCCGGCACCAGCCCGACGCGTGATCAGCAGCTGTCGCAGGCTGAGGGCCTGCAGTGGGACACGAGCTTGCTCAAGGCCCGCTACCGCTTCGGGACCGGCTCTGGCATGGCGGCCACAGCCCAGGGGCAGCGCGACAGCCGCATCGAGCTGCTGATCGGCCGCATCGCCGCAGCGCTGAACGTGCGGCGGATGGTTGCGCCGGGCGCCATGAGCGGTTCGGCGCCGCTGCTGCGGAGCTGAGGGGCGGGCGGCAGCGGGAAACCTGAAGCAGCAGCAACACCCCCATGGCCCGCGGCGGCGGCAGGCGCAACTACACCAGGGACAGCAGCGGCCGTTTCGCCTCAACCCCCGGCGGCGGCCCCTCCAGGCCCCCCAAGCCGCGCCGCGGCGCCCTGAAGCCCGGCGGCGGCACACTCACCGCCAGGGCCCGCCTGAAGGCCGCCAGGGCCAAGCTGACGCCCGGCGCCAGTCGCCAGCAGAAGGCCGCCGTCACCAGGGCTGCCAACCGCCTGAAGGCCGCGAAGCAGCCGCTCCGGATGCGGACCACCGCCACGGGCAAGCGCGAGCGGATCGCCAAGCCCCGGGGCCTCCGCCCTGATGCCACCGTCGCGGCCAGGCTTGCCGCTGGCCAGCGCGGCGGCGGCAAGCGGCCGAACCCAGCAGCGCAACGAGCCAAGGCCATGGCGGAACGCCGGGGCACCGTCGCGGGCCGCAACTTCCAGGACAACCAGGCCCGGCAGACGCTGAGCCTCCGGGAGATGCGGTCGGCGGTGCGCAAGGAGCTGCGCAAGGGTGGCATCGAAACCCGGAGCCAGTTTGAGGCCGTCTACGGCAAGCCCCCGACGACCCGCAGCGGCTGGGAGAAGCTCTATCGCTCTGAGGTGGCCGTCCCGCAATCGGACCGCAACCGCCGGGCGCGGCCAGGCGTGATCAACGGGATCGACATCCAGAAGCAGTTCCGGCCCTGGCAGGTGTTTGGCCTCAACCCCAAGACCGCAACACGGGATGACGTGAATCGAGCATTCCGGCGCCTGGCGCTGCAGAACCACCCCGACCAAGGCGGCCGGCGGAAGGACCTGGAGCGGCTGCAGAAGATGCGCGATTCGGTGCTGGCGATGATGCCCAAGCCGAAGCCACCGAAGGGCAGCAAGCCGGCCCGCCCGACCCGAGCCCGCAAGGGCAAGACCGAGGCCGCGCATGCTGCGCCGCAGGGCCCCAGGCTGCTGCCACCGGCGAGGGAGCAGGGGCCAGCGGCCAGGTCGAAGCGGCGCCGCAAGCGGGAAACCTGAAGCAGGATCCCCCCCCCGTCATGGCCCGCCGCAGCTACACCCGAGACGCCCGTGGCCGGTTCGCCAGCACGCCCGGCGGCGGCGCCAGGAAGGCGGTCAAGCTGCCAGCGCCAGCCCGCCGGACGGCCGGCAGCAAGCCGCAGAAGCGCCGGGGCCTGCTGATCCAGCGATCGGCTGCCGCGGCCAGCAAGCGCAAGCTCAAGGGCCTCGATCCCGCCGATCAGAGCCTGTCCGGCAGCCTCAAGCGCCGGGCGCAGAAGGGGGCGGCGACCAGGACGGCCAACAGGCTGAAGGCGGCGGAAAGTGGGGGGAGGATTCGGCTGGCGGGGCGGAAGGCCCCTGGGAGGATTGGCGCGAAAGCGGGCAGGCCCGCGGAACCACGGGGGCCGAAGCTGCTACCGCCGACCAAGGAAGCGGCCAGGCCTGCCAAGCCGAAGCGCAGCCGCGCTGCCGCTGGTGATGG